GGACGCAACTTGGAGCGTACGATCGTCAGCACGGTGCCTTCGTTTGTCCTGAAGGAGGGCGAGCAGGGACCGGTTCTGCCAATCAACGTTCAGGCAGAATACGCGACAATGACGCTCAGGCGGGCAGCTGAATGCCGCCAGATGCCGTTCATTAGGTGGTTCATTTTTCACGCGGGGCAAGCCTATGCGTTGAGGGCCATCAAGGGCGGCATGGACAAGCAGGTGGTGAGCCAGGATGAGCTGCGTCTCGACCCAGAGATGAACTCCTCTCTTGGCTCTCTCACCGAGCTTATGGCGGAAGTACGGGCGGAATTGGATAATGCCGAAGTGAGCGGCAACGTGATGCATGAATGGCTCCTCTTCGAGAATGGAGAGGACTGGGTCGATGTAGACGGACAGGGGGTTCCCAAATGGCCGGTCCGCAGGGGCAAGGCACAGGATGTCGAGGCGAAACGCCGCGGCGAAATATGGGAGGCTCTGGACGTTGCTGCACGCGAACGAGGATTCGACCCGGATCAACCGCTTCACGACAACGCAGAGACGTACCTGCGGGCAATCAACATGCCTGCAGAATTGGCGAAAGAGGGGATGCTGGATCTGCTCCAGGGGGAGCTTTCCGTGCCTCCGACGGACACGGGGAAGGGAGTTCAACCCAACCCACCCCGTGCTGATGTGCTATGTCATCCCGACGCGTCAGTTGGTCCCCAGGTCGTCCGGGGAAGCAGCTCTGCTGTACCAACTGTTACACCCGCGTTACCTGCTGCGCTCCGCGTCAAGGTCGACAACAAAGACTTGGCGATGGATAAGGTGTGTTACGAGGGAGTGTCCACTGGTCTCCACAAAGGCAAACTACCTGGTCCGTGGAAGGACGAGGATGCCTGGTGGCGCCATGGCCACGTCTGTGCGTTCCCGCTGCGACATGATGGGGATGGGGAAGACCCACTCATTCCATGCGGGACAGAGTACACCCACGTACATAGAGGGGGCCACCGTGCCCACCAACAACTCAGGGGGAGCTGTCCAAACCCCAAATGCACAGCGCACGAGAAGAACGCGATGTGCAAGGACGGAACCCGGGTTATTAGCGGCAGATGGTGTAGCGAAAGCGAACGTCAGGTGTTCCCGGCACCTGACGCTCAGCCAAGGCCGGACGATAAATCCCAACGGACAAAACGATCCAAGGGTACGTCTGACGCCCAGGACGAACGGGCCACTACCCTCCCTGTGGCGGGGGAGGGGAAGACGGTTGGGGAGGCTGCGGTGCCTCCGAAGGGCCAGAAGGGCACAGGTCGTGGTCGCGGCAAAGGCCGCGGCCGAGGACAGTAAGCCGGTCCGAGGGGGCGGTGGGTGGACGGGAGACGTCTGCCGCGTGAAAGCGGTCCGTGTCAGGGCATCGCAAATCGGGTCCGCTGGCGGACCGGTCTCAGGGAATTTCTATTCGAGCAGGACTAGTTCCTTAAACGGCTCCCCAGAATTGATCTTCTCGTTGACCGGACCTTTCAGTGGACCCCATATGCTATGCCCCTGAGTTGAGTCAACAGCTCGGCATGGACGCGTTTCTGGGGAAGGCACGATGTAACCAATCGCATTGCACACGGTGTTCGCTTGAGCCCATTGTGTGCCGTGCGCCCTAGCGAGGGATACGTACTGTTGGTGTGGAACTCCGATTCTACGGCCGCACCAGCAGTTAGCATTGTGAGCCCAGATAGCGTGGTAAGGCGGTTCCACCCGCTAACAAATTTCGGGAGTTGTGCGTCTCTGTTCCCGAGACGCCTTCGTTGCAGGGGCGCTCGCCGTGCCGGTGAGTCTAGGTGGGCGCCTCCAACTCGTTGTGCTCAGCAACGCCATAACGGGTTGCATCTGTGGGAGATAACCACGCTTTCGCTTCGTCGAAAGCCGTGTGAGCTAGCGATTCAGCACAAAGTGCTGGAACCTCAAGAGGAGCATGCCCAAACCTTCCAAGGGCAAGACTCAGAGCAAGAGAGCCGTGGCGAAGAGAGCGTCGCGGACTCAGACTCGTCCTCAACCACCGAAAGCAGTGCGTGCGCGTGCTGCGACGATATCACGCTGGCCGGTGCCAACGGCTGCGCCTTCTGGTACAGCTACAGCATACCCTCAGCAGGCCCGGATCGAGTTCAAAACGTCCACCGACAAGGATCTTCTTTATTTCCTTGGTTTGAATGGTGTGAATTCGACATACGCGGCTTTGCTTACACGTACGCAGGGTTCTGCGACGGTCAAATGCGAGACGTTCAATCTACCGAACGTGAACGGTAGCGCCATCACAACGGTCGGCTCCCAACTATTCCCAACATCTGGGCGGACTATGTCGTTCGAATGGAAGCTGATGAACGCGACGGCGCCACTGAACGTGGCAGGAAGGGTCTACATTCTTCGTTTGGACCAGCGCATGGCGCTGCCTGCCGCTCCGTCCCAGCTCAATGGGACGGACAACAACACGTTCGATTCGGTGGTATCCACTCTTTTCACGAACGCCAACTTTGTGAAACCGCACATGCTCTCCGAGTACTGTGCCCGACGCGAGGAGGACATTCCCTACTTCGCGGCGCACGTGGTTGACAGGATGGAATATGAGACCTTCAACGGCTGGATCGCTCCCTACACGTCTGACGCTTCTGGCACAGACGCGTACATGAACGAACATGCCGTTTGGTCTCAAATGGCGCCTGGCAAACGTGCCCTCACGGGCTATGCGGTCTACATTCCACGCACTTCAAGCGTGCAAGATCTCACGTTGGCGTTCCACTTGAGTCATTACTTCCGGTGGCCGTTGCAGTCAATCGGCGCAGCGCTCCACAAGGAAATCCCTACCGCTCCCGCCGGGGACTTACCGCCAGCACCGACGATGCCCAAGCAGGCGTCATTGGTGTAGGGTGACACCCGGGCCACGGAGTCGGATCTTCAGGGGCTGGCTCATGCCTACTCTTCAAAGGATGGAGTCTACTCTGATGGAACCTCCCTCTACATAGCGGGAACTCGCGATGCGTTGGACGTGGCCTCCTGGCCCACCTTATTGGTGTCGGGACGCCTTACCCATCGCTACGTGTCGGCCGCGCCTATGGCGCCTGGCCATTCTCGCTTCGTGGGCCACAGTCTAGGCGGCGCCGTCGCCGTCGATTTAGCCCACGATTTCGGAGGAACCTCCGTCACTTACGGTAGTCCGCTTTTCGGAGACAACAACCACGGTAACGTGTTTGATCCAGTTGCTCTCCTCGGCGCCGTGGTGTCCGGGTCTTTACCGCAAGAGGTGCGCTGGCATTCCGGCCATGGCTTGGATGCCTACGCATAGGCTTGTTATCTTTTCCGGGCGTCTGCCCCGTTCCAGTTTTGGTGGCCGCAGCCGCCACTTCACAGCCTCCCGCCCTGACAGACACAGGTGTGGGACTTGCAGTGGAGCTGGGTGCTTCTATCGTTGCTTCATCACGCGCTGCCGGCCTCCCGGCGGACCGTGGTTGTCAGACACTGCTGTGTCCCCTTTGCCGTGCTCTGCCGGTTGTCGGGGACTCTCTTGACGGCTCTGCCGTTCTCGACCG